GAGTAGTTAAAGAATTTGTAGGCTGTGCATCCCATTCAAAACATTCCCCATTATATATAAGAGCAATTAATTTTGTACCAAAATTATCAAGAACCCATAAACCAGGGTCTAATGTAAACTGTGTAGAAGATGCAGCTTGACCCCATCCGTTGTAGTTTGAAATATCAGTAACAGTAGCACCCGCACTATGTGTTGTAGCTGTACTACCATTAGCACTTCTGGCACCACCACTTAAGGTTCCTGTTCCCGTATTATTTGCTGTGTAAGTAATAAATTCTGTTCCTATTTGTATTGTCCCCGATGCCGGAAACGCGGCAGAACTTGTTAAGACAATTGTTGTTCCTGTCGTATTTGTTAAAGCAGTTGCAAGAGTTGTTGTTGCGGGACCTGGTGATGTACCTCCAAATAAACCTGAACTCCAACCAAAACCAGATTGTTGTGTAGCATCCCCTACAGTATAATAACATAAGACCGAAGCAGAACCAGCATTAGTCACAGGTGTGCCTGCTTCTGTAGTTGCCATTGTGATTGTAAAAGTAGTGCTAGTCGGTGTCGAAGTTACCATAAATTTTTCATCTTCAAATGTAGCATTTGTAAAAGTAGATCCAGATAACCCTGAAACAGCATCAAATAATACTATGTCATTATCCAGCAAACCATGAACTGACGAAACAGTTACTGTAACTGTTGATGATCCTGCTGTACTTGTAAAATTTGCACCAGTAATTGTAGTTCTTATAGGATGAATATCATAGTAGTCACCATCTGAAAAAACATAAAGAATTCTATTAGTGCCAATTGCAGAATATTTTGTACCTATATTATCATTCCAATTGTGGATGGCTCTTGCAGCACCAGTTAATTTATTGCTACCTAGTTGTTCCCAACCACCTATTTTTTCAGGAGATCCATATCTAAAACGTACATTATCTCCATCAAACCACTGACCTTCAGCGCCTGTTTCGGTTACTTGTTTGTTGAATCCTGGAGCAAACCCTAATTTTTGTAACATATATAATACCTATAAAGGGACAGTAGGTATGGTGTATTACTATCCTATTACAGGATATATCACCGTTTAAACCAAGATGGAAGTCCTAAATGTAGACGCTTGTCAAACATATTATCTTTTGCTCCCGGTGTTTTACGGTTATTATAATGCAAAAATACTTGAATACATTCTTTACCTTTAAATTTATTTCTCCAATGCTCTAGATCACAACCGGAATATACTAGCATATCTCCAGGTTTTAAATCTACTTTAATACCTTTTTTACCTCTTTCTCCAGATGGCTCAAGATATATAGGCCAATCATCACCACCAAGATTCATAGTGGTAGATATTTCACAACTGAATCTATCTTTATGTCGTTTTAATTCATCGCCTTTTTTATATATCCTTGCATAAGTATAAGCTGGATACAATTTTAAACCTGTTGCCTTCTCCATTTGTGGTTGACATTTTAACATTAAAGTTTCCATAGCTATATTAGAATACTGGCTATAGGTTTCTGGTATCTGTGTATCACTATAGGTTCCTAACATAGTTTCAAAAGGTGATATATATTTAGTTTTTAAACATGTATCTAAAACTTGTTTTTGCATCATAAAATAATTTGCAACAAAAGCTGCTAGGTCTTTTGAAATAGCTTGACGAACAATTGTATATTTTTTTTTCTTAAACATCTTTATTAGCCATCTGTTTTGGCACTGCTTGTAAGTTCCAATGTATAAACCTAAAAGGTTCAACCCCATGATCTATAACAAACTCATGTTCCAAATAACCCGGGAATATAACTAAAGTTCCAGGTGTAGGTTTAATATTTATTAGATCATTACCAGGCCATATACGTTTTAAATTTGGTCTCATCTTTAATTTAGTAGCTCTAGCTCCAGCACGTGGCTCATGAAATACAGGATAAGAAGTCTTATCACTACATTTTAAAAAATAAAAACCTGATACATGTTGATTCCAATGGACGTGTGCTGAATGATGACCACCGCCTTTTTTAGAGAATTCTTGTACCCACATTTCACTGAACATAGTTGTATACTGTGACATGTCAAAACCTTGGTGATCTAAATATTCCCAAGATTTTTGACCAACATAATTTCTTAAATCAATAAAATTATTATCATGGATAAGAGGTGTTGAATGATAGGATGTTCCAAAATCACCATGTTCTTTTATATAATTTTTTTCTCTTTTACGTGCGTCAAGAATATATTTGTTACTAGCTTTATTTGCTGATTTTATAAACTCTGGTTTATGCTCGGTCCAAATAGTCGTGCTAAAATGATTATGTATATGCATATTATTTATAAGGATATCCAGTGCTCCACATCACTAATGAATATCGTGTTCCTTTCGTTACGGGTTTAACTCTATGCCATACAAATGAAGGAAATACAATAATACTTCCTTTAGGCAATATTTCTTTTGCTTTCTGTAAATGTTTAGACTCATCTCTCATATGAGGATCATATTGTCTAAAATCAAATTCTAATTCTCCTCCTTCATACTCTGACCCATCTGTTAGTTGACAAGTCATAGATAGTTTTCTAATCATACCTTTGTCATTTCCTTTCTCATAAGGTTTGCTGTCGCTATCACAATGCCAGTCATAGTATTGATTAAGTTTATATTTTGTAAACTGACAAGACTCTGATCTTTCCCAATTAAAATTCCAACCTGCTTTTTTATTAGCTAAATGAACATAAGGTTGAAGTTCATTGTAAATCCACCGATCATTCATCCAAACTAAATCTGAATTTCTTTTACGTTTCATATCTTTAATCTGATCTCTAGTTAGTTCTTTATCACCATACCCACCAGTTCTTGCCATACGTTCTGATTTAGATAATCCATATTTTATAATGTCATCACAAATTCTAGAAGGTACAGCAGATTTAAAATACCAATAGTAATTATTTAGGTTCATATTTTTTATATTTCATTTGAGTTAACCAACAGAGCCAGTTGGCTCCAGTAAATACTTTAACATCTTGAAATTTATTATTAACCAAGTGTTCTAAATTTTTATTACTATTTAAAACATTTAAATATTTTTTATGTAAATCAGATGTTTTAATTTTTTCAGTGGCTTCTTTCCAAAATCTTTCTTTTCTTTTAGAATTACAATAGTGCATGCTTACAAAATCTATACAGTCTTCATACATAGTCTCCATAGTTTTGTTGTACAAATCAATATCATTTTTTGTGTAAAATGAAGTACATATTCTTTTAGTTAAATTAAAAATAGATCTCATAATAATAGCTATACCTGTACTTTCTAATGGTTCTAAAAACCCAGAAGACAGACCTATATTTACAACATTATGTTGCCAAGGATTTTTAAGGTAAAAAGGAGTCCAGTCCAATACTTTAATATTATCTTTAGTAATTCTATTATCCCAATATTTTATAAAATAATTTTTTGCTTCTTCAATTTTAGTTATGTTTCTATTAAATACAAAACCAGATCCTATTCTAGATTGGACAGGTATTTTCCATATCCAACCGCTTTCAACAGCCTCTGACACAACATAGTTATGTTGTTCTTTTTGTCTGTTGTTATAAGGGACGTGTGCAGCAACTGCTGTGTCACACATAAGTCTATCATTGAGTAATTGTTTTTTATCTTTATATTTAAAAATGTTTTTCCAACCAGTACAGTTTATATATAAATCTGATTTTATTTTTTTATTATTTTTTAGTTTAACATATTCTACGTCACCTTCTCTTTTAATTTTAACTACATCTGATTTAATAATTTTTACTCTATCTTTTAATTTATCTTGAATATAGTAAACTAGTTTAGAACAATCTATATTGAAAGCTGATACATTAGAATTGTAGTTACCTTTTATTAATTTATTTTTTCGTACACCTAATTCAAACGGATGCCATATATCATTAGATTTTGAAACCCATTTCGGGAAAAGTATACCTGATTTTGGCACTGCATCTATTAAGTTAAACCATTCACTCTTATCAAACCCACAACCTTTTAAAAAATCTTCGAAGTCAAGTAAAGTTCCTTCTCCTACACCAACAGGTGTACCTATTTCTTTATCTATTATAGTTAATTTAAATTTAGGTAATTGGTAATTAAGATATGCAGCGGTCAGCCAACCAGCTGTGCCTCCACCTACAATAACAATTTCTTTAATCATTATGAATAAGTATAAGTTATTGTTTGAATAAAATTCAAAGAATCCTTTTGTTCATTTGAAATAGTGTAAATATTACTAGAGGGAAACATGATAAACATATTTTCTTTTAATTGTATATCCAAACTTTTACCCTTACGTCTGTTGTCATCATAATATATTTTAATCCAACAGTTGTTTACTTTAGTGCCATATAAAGTTGTAAAATCAGGAGAATCTCCAAGATTAGAATGATTTATATTTAATAAAGGTTCAGATAATGTATTAGGTTTATATGTATCTGACCAAGATTTTTTATTAGCTAGTTTAATTTTATATTCAACATTTACGTGTTCCCTAATATAAGTATTTAACATATCCCAAGTTCTTGAAAACGGAAATTCTTTATTGGTTAATGATGACTCTAAAGTGTCGGCCATAAGTTTATCTTGGTCTATTTCAAAACCTTTAGGCATTGCCACGTCACTAAAAATTAATAACTGCTCTGATAGTATTTTTTTTTCCATTC